TCGGTCATTTTTCCAGCGCCGTCACGGCGTTAAGAAAGTGGTGGATGCTTTACGTGTCTTGCGGCGGCGGGAAGATATCGCCCGGTTCGTAGATCACGTAGTTCTGGCCGTCGCACACGACGCCAATGCGGTTCTCGGGGAATGGCTCGGCCGGCGAGATATGGTCGCCGTCGGCGTCCGTGGTGATGATGATGGGGATGGTTTTCATCCTGGGATTACCTCGACGAGATAGGATTCCAAAGTGACCGTATCGGCGCCATTGGCCAGCGTGCCAGTGATGGTGAGCGTCTGGTCCTGGGACATGTCCTTGGACAGAGTGAGGGGATACGTGCTCGTGAACACGCCGAATACGACCGTCGTCGAACCAGGAAGGCTAACGACCTGCGAATTCTGCGCTCCGCGATTACGCACGGTGATCTGCGAACGCGCGCCCGTTTCTGTTCCGCCGGACCGGCTGAATATGCCGATGGACGTACCGCCAAGCTTCACGGTGACCGTCTTCACGTTGGTATTCGCAGTCCATGATGCGGAGAATTCGATCCTCAGCGCGCCATTTGGGCCCAGCGAGCCGCCGGGGATGGTGACACTCGCCAGCGTGGTTTCGGACGTCGTGCCGGTCACCGATGACGGGACGGCGGATTGCGAAAATGTGTATTCCACGGTCGCAGAGCCATTGCGGCTATACCATTGCCCGTTATGGTAAATATCGAGCGGGTCTGTACCTTGCGGCATGTTTGCTCCAGCGCCTCACGGCGTTAAGATTGAAACCGGCGTTACTCGCCTTCCATGCGTCTACGCGTCTGCCTCGCTATAATCTCGCTCACCGTCAAATCTTGCCGCCATCTCGGGGCGGCAACCTCTTTCGGCTTGTATTCCTCGCGCCAGACCAAGCAGGCGTAACGGAAAGCGTCCGCGTAGTGGCTCGTCCAATCGTGACGAGGTTTATCGCGGAAACATTTCTTATCCTCATCATACTCTCTTTGGTATTGTTTGAGAGCATCTAGCCCCTCAACGCAGGCAGAATCGATGAACATTTCGGCAAGCGTCAGCCTCGCAGCCTGGATTCCGTCGACCAAGCCAAGCTCCGGCACAATGCGAGGTTTCCAGTTGAGCGCGGTGAATTGCTGCTCGATGCTGCGACCGGTTTGCAGGCTCTTGGCCCGCGCGTCATGCGGGAGCCAGAGCCATGGCCCGTATCGATAGGGCTTGGACCGCAACACATCGTTGTAGTGGGAGATCGGCATGCCATTCGTTGCATAACAGTCAATGATGCGCAACTCTTTGCCGACCTGAAACCAGAAGATGGCCGTGTCATCGCTGAACCCCAAGTCCATCACCGCGTGCACCGGCAAGTCAGGGTCATAGAGGTTCGGCTTGATGCGGCCCTCTTGCTCAGCCAGCCATAGCTCTTTGCCGTAGATCGCGCCGGGGAGCGCTGCGTCGAAGTCGCATTCCATCTCCTGCCGCCAAGCGTCTTCGGTTAGCTCGTTCTGGAGCTCGGCCAGTTCGCCGGCAGGCAACAGGCCCGATTCACTCGCGCGGATCGTCAGGCAAAGCCAGTTGTCCGCTATCTTGGCGTTCTCGTAGACTTCCCAAAACTGATTACGGCCCTTGGGCGTACCGATGATGATCGCCCAGCCGCCACGATCCGCCAGCGCGGGGCGAATGACGTAGCTCCAGACGCTCGGCTTCCAATCGCCATACTCGTCAGCCACGATTCCATCGAAGAACAGGCCGCGCAGGGCGTTTGCATTATCGGCTCCGAATAGGCGGATGCGGCTGCCGTTCGGGTAATCGATGCGCAACTCGCTCTCGTTGATCTCGATGCCCGGGATGGCGCGGCTGAAATGCTTGAGGTAGTCCCACGCCACGGCCTTGGCCTGCGAATAGAACGGCGCCACGTAGGCGAATCGCCCGTCCGGACGCTCGAACGTCACGGCCGCTTTGATCAGGTCGTTGATGCACGCCACCGTCTTACCGGCCCGGCGGTGCGCCACAACCACGGCCCAACGCTGCGTCCTCCGGTGCAGATCGAGAAACGGCCCACGCGGCTTGTATGGGATGCGAATTAATCCAGCCATCCGAACTTGATCGTGCCGCTATGTTCGTTGTCGGTCGGCTGGACTGGCTTGCCATACCCGCGCTCGATGATGGCAAGCGCGGCGGTCAACTGGTCTCGCTCTTTCTCACCGCGCTGCATGATGCGAACAAGCGTATCGAGCGCCTGAGGCGTTTTATCCTTACATGCTTGGATCAGGTCAAGCTCCTCCTGCGTACGCGCTGGACGGCCTCCTGGATTGCCTGACTGGCCTTTCTGGAATGCCCGCCCGCGTGGCTTCGCCTTTGCTGCTTTGTCGCTGTTTTCTGCTGTTCCCATGTGAATCTCCGGCGCCTCACGGCGTTTTGTTACATGCTGAGATATTACCGTACGTCATCAACCGTGCTCAATCGGTTCCGGTTGATCCGTTCGCTCTGCCATCGCCCGCGCATCTTGATCAAGTGCCACAGCAAGCCAGATAGCGCATGCGAAGCCAGACAGCAGACCGAGGATGAAGAGTAGGGGGGCGACGGGGAAGTCCGGATCGGTCATGGTGCCTCCCTATGGAGAAACGGCTTGGACACCCATGCCCCACATTTCTTGCATTCCCACCAACTGCGCTTGAATTTCCCGCTGTGGATGATTTCATCCCCGTAAATATTGCGTTTGAACGCGAGGTCATGCCGGCAAAACAGGGAACGCAGTAGCTTCTTCATGCTGTCTCCTTCAGTGCACGCAGCTTGGCGACGTAATGCGCTTTGATCGCCTTGGCTTCGTCTATGGTGAATTTGGCAGGGGCGTGCTCCTGCTCCAGGAACGCGACGCGCTCAGGGCCGATGCGTTTGAGCAGGCCCAGCCGGTACTCGACGACGTTGCCGCTCTTGTGCTGGTTGCAGGGCACGCACTGCTTGTGGCAGTTGTCTTCGTGGAAACGTAGCGCAGGCTGGGCGCCAACCGAGCGGTAGTGGCCGGCGTCGTATGAACCGGTGTGGAACCGACCGCAGCTAATGCAGGGCTGGTTGCGATCCCGCTCACGCACCCAGGAATTGAACATTGCCTGTGCCTCCTTCATCCAGTCGGAGCGCGTCTTGAGGGCTTGTTTGCGCTCGCGCGTCTCTTTGCGCTCTTGCTTGGCCGTATCCTGTCGTCCCTGTTCTGCCGCGCAGGCTACGGAACACACCAGCTGGCCCATTCGCTGCGGCCTGAACGTCTCGGCGCAGACGGTGCACTTCCTCTGCCTGAACGTAGGCGTCGACTTGAGGATCGGCCCGCGATGTCCGAGCGGAGCCTTGCGCTTGAGAGGAGAGCGGGTGAGGGTCATGGCTGAGCACCCTTGCAGCCCATGTGCGTCTTGCCGTCGGCGGCGATGCGAGGCGTGATGCCAGCACTGCTGCTGCGCTGTCCCAAGTACTGGCAGCCGGTTGCCGAATCGATGTACATACTCAGCGTCACATAGCCGTCGAGTTGCGGGGCATCAGGCATCGGCCTCGGCGCCGATGTCTGCTCACAGCCGGTCAGCAGCACGGCCAGAATCATCATTCGTCTCATCTCTCAGTCTCTCCCGTGTCGTTAATGCGCATCTCGCGCGAAATAGTCTCGTCAGGCCTTCATCCGCACGCCCAGCCTGAGCATGAGCAGGGCGAATTGCAGGCCGGCGAGGGCTTCTAGCTGGTATTGCTGTTTTGTCATGCTGCCACCTGCGCCATGCGCTCTACCTCGCCGAATGGACGGGGCCAGACTATGCTCTCGTCGTACGGCAGCCACGTCAGCACAGGAGCGCCGTCGCGCAGAACAACGGCACCGTGCTTATCCGTCTTCGGGCCTCGGCACATGAGCTTTGTCAGGCGGACTTCACTTGGAGAGGCAGCGATCCAATCGCGGCAGAATTGCGGCGTATCCAGCTCAGGCGAAATGCGGACCTGCTTTTCCGATTCGACGAACAACCGATCGGTCTCGGCGGCGACGCGCTCGCCCCATTCGATTGCCGTCAGTTCGCGCCGCATCGTCGGGCAGCGGGTCGGGACGTTCTTCTCTGCCTGTTTGCGGCAAACCTGACGGCTCACGCCAAAAACACAAAATGCACCCATGCTTTTCTCCCTCTGGTTACGCGCGCTCTTGCGCAAGTTGGTTTTGCTGCTGTCGTTCTGCCCACTTCCTTCTCGCTGCCTCGTCCCGGGCCCGGTTCCAAAGCACGCAAGCCTCGTTGGTCTCGTCGTGGCACCTGAACTTCTCGTAGCCTTCGCAGTAGCCGTGGCCTGGCGGGGCCTCGTCGCGGCGGTGGAAGCGGGAGCACAGGACGCAGGAGGAGGGCGGCCGGTTCATGCCAGCGCGCGCAGCATCCGGCGCTCCAGTAGGGCCAAGTACTCAGGCATCAGGTCCGCGATGTGCACAAGACCAGATTTCTTGCGGTACTCCCTGGCGACCGGCATCGTTTCCGGCGTGGAGCGGTGGTTAAACAACGTCGACTGCATTAACCACTCGCTATCGTGATAGGCCCGGCCACCGAAGTACGCCCACTTGATTGCGCGGAGGACGCCTTCAGCCGTCGTGCCGTAGTGGCGATAGATGTCGTCACGATTCAGATCCTCGTCGCATTCGACATGCAGGTTGACCTGGCGGAAGCATTCGTGCCCCTCGATGCGGAAGATCATCCAGCCGGAAGCTGCTAAACGGGCGTCGCGGATGCGGTCCCTGTCCTTGTCGTGCCATGCCTTGCCGTCGCATTCGATCCCGATTTTGAGGAATGGGTTTGCGAAGTCGATGAAGTAACCACATGCCGGGATCTGCGGATAGAAGGGCAATGCCATGTCGCGCAGGTCCGCCCAGACGTGGCGCTCGATCGGCGTGAACTTCCAGTCCATCACGTACGGGTCATGCCACATGTTCCCGGTGGACTCGTAATCCTCCATCCATTCGGGAAGTACGGCGGCGTAAGCCTTCTGGATGGCGCGGAAGTGTTCGTGCAGGTTCATTGGGCAGATCCTTTCAACAGTTCTCCGTAACGCGCCTCAGGATTGGCAGCAAGGTAGTCGCGTACCTTCTGGTCGATCGCTTCGCGGCGCGCGCGCTCCGAAGCTTCCTCCTCCGCGATTTGGGCTTCGTATTGCTGTGCGGCCCTGGCGTTCTTGTCGTCTAGTTCGCGCAGCGCTTCCTTGAGCCGCTTGAGTCCTTCCGGCTCGCCGGATGACAGGCCCGACTCGTTCGGCAGGGCGAGGTGCGGCTGCGGTCCCGCGAGCAGGCCGGCGACAACTGCTTTCTCGACGGCGATCGCGCGGCGCGATGCGTCCCAGCCGGCCGACACGGACCATTGCACAGGCTTGTTCGAGGCGCGGGCATCGTCGACAAGGCGCTTGTACGCGTCCTTGAACGCCATGCGTGCGCCGATCTCGTCGCCAGTGGCCAGCAGTGGGCCGGCAAGGCTGAACGCCTCGGCCATCTCAGAAGTCCACACGACGGTTTCGCGCTCGTCCTGGCTGGTGATCGCAATGGCCCAGGCTTCGTTGTCGTCAGGACGGCCGTCCAGCAACTTGCAGCGGGCTACGATGCCATTCGGGACCGGGGCGAAGTCTGGACGCTCCATACGGTAGGCTTCAAACGCCTTGCGGATCGTCGCGGGAGAGAAGGGCGAAAGCTGCTTGAACCAAAGGCCGATCTCTTTCGCGTCGGTCAGCGATTTGCCGTAGCCGGCGAACACGTCGCCCAGCAGCTTGGCGAACTGCGGAAGGTCGTCGTTATGCATGGTCTACCTCGGTCATGTCCACGTCGATTACGTCCGGATCCGCCGTCGAATCCTGCGCCACCAATTCGGCCAGGATGCGCGCGTTGCGCTCCTCGATGCTTTCTGGTCCGGTAACGCGCTTGCTAGCCAGTTCGACGAACATGTCGATGTGCTCGGCGTCGCGCAGGATCAGGTCGAGCCCGTTGAACTTCCGGTGTCGGTCATTCTGGCCCATGTGCCACACGCTGCGCGAGCAACCGAGGATCGCTTCGCAGACCTGGCGGGGCTCGTAGAGCTTCAGCGCGTTGACGATGGCCTTGCGGCGTTTGTCGTCCAGCTTGGAGCCTGGCGAGTTCATTGTTTTTTGCCAGTAGGCGAACACTTCGCCGATGACATCGCGGTCGGGCGACGCAACGCGGCGGTCGACATGTTGATCCTGTCCCTTCCCTTCCTCTCCTTGATCCTTGATCCCTTCCTCCGACGACACTTCGCGAGGTTTCGAGAGAATTCGCGAGGATTCGTCGAATGGCGGGATTTTCGACTTGCTCGGCTTATCAATCTTCTGATGAATCAACCAGTTACAGAGTTGGATGTAGCTTTGCGCTCCGACCTTGTATCGGACGACGCATCCCTCTCGCTCCAACTCGCTGAGCCAGCCGTCGATGAGGCCTGGAGCGTCATCGTCGTAGGGGAAAAGAAGGCTCGCGAGCATTCGCGAATTCCCGCGAAGCCTCCCCTCGTCGTCGGCAATCGTCCAAAGCTGGATGAATGTCAGGCGCGCATCCCTCGATACGTTTCCCATACTTTCCGACTGCGGGAACTCAGGCTTGATGGAGCGAATACGAGCCACGTCAGTGCTCCTTGTCCAACAGGTTCATCTGGCGCGGGTCTGTCTCGTCCTGCACGTACACGTACGATTTGCCGCTCGGCGCCTTGTCGTCGCAGTCGGGCAGGCCACGCTGTACGGCTTTGTCGCAGATGGTCACGCACGAACGGTGCGACTCGCCGTAGAAC